TCCATGCTGATGGGTTCGGCAGGCAAGGGCATCCGGCAGGTGGTGATGCACATCGACAACGACGTGCTCAAGACCATCGTGCACCGGCAGTTTGTTTACAACATGCGCTATGATCCAGACGAGTCCATTAAGGGCGACGCACAGGTCGTGGCGCGCGGGGCAGTGAATCTCGCGGTCAAGGAGACGGTCAACGTCCGCCGCGTGGAGTTCCTTAACGCGACTGCAAACGAGTTCGACATCAACATCATCGGCACCGACGGCCGCGCAGCACTGCTGCGCGAGGTGGCTAAGGGCCTGCAGATGCCGGTCGACGACATCGTTCCGTCGCGCGAGAAGCTGGCGATGAAGGCGCGTACTGCTACGGCGTCGCAGATGCCCGCACCCGGCGGCGGTCAGCCCGCCATGGAGAATACCGATCTCGCTGGTGCACCCGCTGGCGGGACCAACTTAATAAACGGGGGGCCGCAGTGAAGCAGGCCACCCCCGAAGTCATCCACGCGCTGGCCAACAGCGTCCGTCAATACCCAGTCCTCCTAGAGTGGATGGGAGAGTGGCGGATGTCTGAGCTTGAACGGCTGCCCAGCGTTGGAGCCCAGAACGTGACACTTGCACAGGGGCGGTGTCAGGTTCTGACTGAGCTATTTCGGCTCATGAGCGAGTCCCCTGACTTAGCAGCAAAGCCCCGTAGGGGCAGCTGATCCACCACGCACACCCGAGAGGAGCGTTCACGATGGCTATTCCAGAACAAATTCGCAAGCAGTCCGAGGCTGTTGCAAAGCTGTATGAGGACCTTAACCCCGAGCCCGGCACCGCCGCGGCGGGGACTGATGTCCTTGAGGCTGAGCCTGCCGACGGTGCGGGTGAGGTTGTCGCTGAACCGGCGCCCGCCGAGCAAGGGCGATCCGGTACCCCCAAGGAAGAACAGACCTACGAACAGCGCTGGCGGTCCCTTCAGGGAATGTACAACGCTGACACTACTCGCCTCCGGGCAGAGAACAATCAACTGGGCCAACGCGTCACGCAGCTAGAACAGCTGTTGTCGTCGCTCTCTGCTCCCCAGCAGTCACCTGCACAGGTTGCGGCGGAGAAGCTCATCACCAACAAGGACGTGGAAGAGTACGGCGATTCTATCGAGGTTATGCGGAGGGCTGCCCGTGAGGAGCTCTCTGCGGCTAACCAGCAGATCGCCCGACTTGAAAAGATGGTCATGCAGTTGCAGGCCAACGTCGTCCCCAAGGTCGAGGGCGTGGTCCAGCGTCAGGCGTTGAACGCCGAGCAAATGTTCTGGTCGGAGTTGTCGGCGGAAGTCCCGGACTGGCGTGAGATTAACGCCGATCAGGATTTTCACAGCTGGCTGCTGGAGGTTGATCCTCTGTCGGGCATGACCCGTCAGACCTACCTCGATGCGGCGCAGGGACAACTCGACGCGAAGCGAGTCGCAGGTTTCTTCCGGACGTGGCAGTCTATGAATAGCGGTTCTGTTGCTCAGAAAACTCGGACCGTAACTGCTTCCCAACTCGAACGTCAAATTGCCCCCGGGCGTGGTCGCACTACTGCGACTACTACTGTGGGTAACGACGTTAAGTCATTCTCACGCACTGACGTCGCCAAGTTCTTTGACGATGTTCGTCGTGGTGTGTATAAAGGTCGGGAGCAGGAGCGTGACCGGATCGAGCGCGACATCTTCGCTGCACAGCGAGAGGGTCGTATCACCTAAAACTGCCTAAGTGAAAGGACACCACATGGGCTATCCTGTCTCCGCCGGCCGCCCGGACTACTCGGGGAACTTCATCCCCGAAATCTGGTCGGGCAAACTCATCGAGAACTTCTACGACGCCACCGTGCTCGCAGCGATCTCGAACACCGACTACGAAGGCGAAATCCGCCGCATGGGCGATACGGTCAACATCCGTACCCAGCCCAACATCACCATCCGTGACTACGTCAAGGGTCAGAACCTGACCGTTGAGAACCCGGATGCTCCGAAGCTGCAGCTTGTCATCGACAAGGGCGACTACTTCGCTTGCGTCGAAGACGACATCGACCGCATCCAGTCGGACGTCAAGCTGATGGACATGTGGTCGAAGGACGCCTCCGAGCAGATGAAGATCAAGATCGACCAGCGTGTGCTGACCGATCTGCTCCCGGGCATCGCGGCTGCTAACAAGGGCGCCACTGCTGGTCAGCAGTCGGCGGCTTTCAACCTCGGCACGACCGGCTCTCCGCTGACCGTGACCAAGGACGGCGCTGGTTCCACCACCCCGGTCGTCGATCTGATCGTCGACATGGGCACCGTGCTGGACGAAGCTAACGTGCCGGAGTCGGACCGCTTTCTCGTCATCCCGGCCCGCATGGCTGGTCTGATCAAGAAGTCGGAACTGAAGGACGCTTCGCTGACCGGTGACGGCACCACCCCGATCCGCAACGGCCGTCTCGGCATGATCGACCGCTTCACGCTCTACGTGTCGCACAACCTGAACGTCTCGTCCGGCAAGACCTCGCTGATCGCAGGTCACAAAATGGGCTTCACGTTCGCCTCGCAGATGACCGAGATGGAAACGCTCCGTGCGGAATCCACCTTCGGCAACATCGTTCGCGGGCTGCAGGTGTACGGCTACAAGGTTGTGAAGCCGGAAGCTCTGACGCAAGCCGTCGTCCAGTTCGCATAAGGAGGGACAACAATGGTTGCCTATACTGACTCCCTCGGGTTCTACAAGAACTCGGCTGGCTTCACCGCCAACTACACCGACCGCGTGAGCGTGCTGGAGATCGACATCGACTTCCGCAAGATCGCTGCTGCGCGCACGGCTGCCGGTGCTACCGCACTGGCTGCTACCGACACGCTGGTTATCGGTGTGCTCCCCAAGGGCTCCTACGTGGTCGCTGCTGCGCTCACGCTGGTTCGCGCGGAAGGGGCCGCTGCTACCATCGACGTCGGTGTGTCCGGTTCGACCACTCTGTTCGCGGCGAACTTCGATCTGAACGCTGCCGTCGGTACGACGGTTGGCGTGACGAACGGCGCTCGGTACCAGACCGCGGACACCGACATCCTGATGACGATCGACACGAACAACACTGACGTCGCACGCGTCAAGATTGCTCTGTCGGTCATCAATATGGGTGCCGATCTCGGTACGATCCCGTCGGCCTAATGGTAGGGGCTTCGGCCCCTACCTCCAACTCAGGAGGATAAGATGGGTGTTTATACTGGCATTTCGCAAGACAATGTCACGATCAATAGCGGTCGGGCCACGCTGCAGTCGCTGACTGTTGCAGGCCCCGTCGTTGCGACCGGTGTAGTTCTGAACGTTCGTCAGCGGTTTACGATCGCTGAAGTGAACGCCGGGGCTACTCTGGTACCGGCCGTCTCCGGCAAAGCGATCCGCATGGTTGCCTGCAAGGCCATCGCCGTCGGCGGTGCTGCCGGTGCAGTGACCACGGTTGATGTGCTGGGCACGTCGACCACTTCTCGCAAGCTCGTTGCCTTTGCGCAGGCCAGCCTGACGCAGAGCACGGTGCTGACCGATGGTGGTTCGGGTGCGGCGGTTCTTGCTGATGGCGCATCTTACACCGCAAACGACGCGGGTACGGCCATCACTGTCGGCAAGACGGGCAGCAACGTCACGACGGCGACGCACATCGACGTGATCTTCGACTACGTCCTTGTCTAACAACAGTGGGGGCTGCGAGGCCCCCACTACACGAAGAGGTGGGCTATGGCGACAAACCTGACGAACGTAAAGGCTAAGGATAGCTTCCAGCAGCTGCTACATGTTGACGGCGGGCCGGAAGCCACGGCCAAGACCGTCTACAGTGGGGCTGGCGTGGCCACCGCAATGAAAGTCGGCACCGCGAGTGTTGAGGTGGATAACATCCGCCTAGACGGCAACACTGTGTCAACTACGAACACGGACGGAAACCTTGTACTAAGTCCAAACGGGACTGGCGCGGTCGTCATCGGGAATGCCAACATCACGGGCGGGACGATCTCGGGGGTGACTTTCTCCGGGTCCTTCTCCGGCATGACGCTCGTCGAGGCGACGACGCTGGCCACCAGCGCCGCGGCAGCGGGGGTCAATCTCAACGGCAACACGCTTGGCGCCGACGGCACCGACACCAACATCGACATCAACATCACGCCCAAGGGTACGGGCGAGGTGAACATCACCAACGTTGATATCCTTAGTGGGAAGGTGCCCTTCAGCACGGTCACCGGCCGGGCCTTCGCCTCCTTCTCCGATATCACTGACCAGACTGGCAGCACCTCTGCTGCGACCGCGGTTAAGTTCGGCACCACCGAGATCAGTGGTGCGGGTATTACCATGGTCACCGACGGGACCAACCTGACGCGTCTGACCTTCGCTGCGGCGGGGACCTACATGGTCGCTCCGAACCTACAGCTTGCCAACTCCGACACCGCCGACCATGACACCACTGTCTGGCTGGCACTCAACGGCACGAACATCGACAGGTCTGCTACTAAGGTCACGGTGCCCAAGGCGACGGATGGCGGCAACACCTTCTTCCAGATCATCTTCTACGTCACAGTGACGGCGGGGCAGTACATCCAAGTAATGTGGCTTCCGGAGAACACCGCTGTTACCATCGACCACACTGCTGCTGCTGCGGGCCCGCCTGCTATCCCCGCTATCCCGTCCGCCATCATCATCGCCGAGAGGATCGCGTAATGGTTAAGGACCCTCGCCTCGAGCGCGCTGGTGTCGCTGGATACAACAAGCCCAAGCGTACGCCCAGCCACCCGACCAAGAGCCATGTCGTCGTCGCTAAGAGCGGCGATCAGGTCAAGACCATTCGGTTTGGTCAGCAGGGGGTCACGGGCGCAGGTGACAACCCTAAGACCGAGAAAGACAAGGCCCGCAAGCGGTCTTACTATGCCCGCCACAACGCGCAGGACGCCAACCCGGACAAACTGTCGGCACGGTACTGGAGCCATAAAGTAAAATGGTGAAGTCCGGCTCCCCCAAACCGACCAACCCGTCTCTGTGGTCCAAGGTCAAGTCAGAGGCCAAGGCCAAGTTTGACGTGTACCCCAGCGCCTATGCCAACGCATGGGCATCCAAGGAGTACAAGAAGCGCGGCGGCGAGTGGAGCGGTCCGGATAACCGGGTGAAGAAGAAATGAGCAAAGGCGGTCTGGGCAAGTGGTTCGGCGAGAAGTGGGTCGACGTCAAGACCGGCAAGGAGTGTGGGCGCTCCGGGTCTGAGAAGTCCTCGCGCGCCTATCCTGCCTGCCGTCCGGCTGCCGCAGCTGCTAAGATGTCCGCCGGGGAGAAACGCTCCATGGCTGCCAAGAAGACCAGTTCGGCCCGTAAGTCATGGCCGGTAACACCATCAGGGAAGAGGAAATGACATGCCGACCAGAGCACAGAAAGACAAAGTCGCCAAGGTTATGGGGGAGTACAAGCGCGGTACTTTGCACGGCGGCGTAGACCCGAAGGGACCTAAGAAAGCCCCGGGTGTGAAGAGCCGGAAACAAGCCATCGCCATCGCGCTCAGCGAGGCAGGGATGTCTAGGAAAGGGAAGAAGTGATGCGGTACCTGCGCAACAAGAACGACGGATTCATCTATGAGTGGCATCCTATCCTTGCCAAGAACTCTCTATGCGAGGAAGTCACTGAGGAAGAAGCATTCCCGGAGCGGTTCGCCCCACCGGTAGTGATGGAGAAAGCCAAACGGCGTACCAAGAAGATCGAGCTCGTGGCTGATGACAACCTGACTGAGCCTGTGTATAGTTCGCCAGAACTGTCGGCAGACGCATCGAGGAACTTGCCTGAATGACACCAGCTGATGTCATAGTCGAGGTTCGGCGCATCGTACAAGACGAGGGGCTACCGTATCGCTACAGCGACGCGGTGCTGCTCGGTTATGTCAACCAGACGCTCAAGCGCATGGCCATTCTGCGCCCCGACCTCTTCTCTGAGATCGTGGATATTTCGACCACTGCAGGTTCTGCAGTGCAGTCACTGCCTGCTGACGCTGTGCGCCTGCTGGACATCTTCCAAGTAAAGAACGGTGCCGCAATCAACGAGGTTGATCGCGAGACTATGAACCGTAACTACCCGAATTGGATGCAGGAAGCCGCCGGGCAGCCGGTAAACTTCATGCGCCATGTGAAGAATCCTGACCGGTTCTTCCTCTACCCCCGCCCCGCGGCGGGGGTAGTACTTGTTGGTGAATACACGAAGAGCCCGCCGGATTACCTACTGACCGGTACGATAGGCTTCATATCAGACGTGTACTTCCCCGCTCTGGTTGACGGTGTTGTGTTCCTCGCCGAGTCGATCGACGACGAGCATGTCCAGTCTGGCCGTGCCAAACTATTCTACGACAGCTTTGTGCAGCAACTCGGGACAAACCTCCAGAGCCGCAAGGTGACCGATACGAAGAACGCCGGGATGGATAAGGGTGAGGTGATCTGATGCCTACGCGCGCGTTTACAGACGTACTGCCTAAGGTGCTGCCGTCGGTGCCCGGCTGCCCGCAGCCGCTGGCTGTGCAGCACATCCGCGACGCAGCAATCCGTGTCTGTGAGCGCACACTGGCATGGCGCTACGCCCAGCCCAAGTTCCAACTGCTGCCCGGGGTATTCGACTACGAGTACCAGAAGCCTTTGGATACCGAGGTTCACGTGGTTTTCCGCGTGTCGGTTAACGACAGCCCGCTCGAAGTACTGACGCTAGAGCAGGCACTAGATAGCTATCCTGAATGGGCGGACATATACAGCGGGGAAGACCCGTCAGTCGTTTGGAGCCTTACTCCGCCCAGTTACACCGGGTCAGATGTCTACGACGAGACCGAATTCAACCCGGGCTCTGAGTTTGTCCTGCCCCCCGCGATCGTTGCTACGGCCGCGCAGCCGCGGTCGGTAACACAGTTGACGCCCGATCGGTACATCATACTGCCGCTACCCGATGGCGAGGACACGTACATGGTGCGGATGTTCTACGCGCTCAAGCCGACGCGGACTGCGGCGGGCATGGACCAAACGATCCTGAATGAACTGGAAGAACCGATTGTGCATTCCGCGCTGCAGCACCTTCTGGTTATGCCCGGTGTGTCGTGGACTGACCGCGAGTTGGCCTCCTACCATGCCAAGCAGGCGCTGTTTACACTGACGGAGCGCCGGGCCCGGGCTAACCTGATGAACACCCGCGGCACTGTCACTGCCCAGTTCCCGAAGTTCGCGTGAGGATAAGATGGTAGTCAAACTAAGCAACAACGTCCGGTCATCGCTCCGCACGGAGGTGTTGTCTGGTAGCACGACCATCCTCCTGCCCGTCGGCCACGGCGCGCGGTTCCCGGCGCTTGGCGCGGGTGAGTACTTCTATGCCACCATCGAGGACGCGGCTGGCAACTACGAGATCGTGCGGGTCACTGCCCGGGCGACGGACACGCTGACTGCAACACGCGGCGCCGAGGGTACGACGGCACGGACCTTTGCTGCTGGGTCTACCATCGAGATGCGGGTTACTGCTGCCAGCGTTCTGGACGCCGCACAAGATGCTGCCGACACGGTGGACTTGGCGCAGTTCAGCGTCACTGCTTCCGCGGCGGAGATCAACATCCTAGACGGGGCGTTGCTGAGCACGGCCGAACTGAACATCCTAGACGGAGCCACGCTCTCCACTGCTGAACTGAACATCCTAGACGGCGTGACGGCGACCACGGCTGAACTGAACATCCTAGACGGCGTGACGGCGACCACGGCTGAATTGAACGTGTTAGATGGTATTCCCGGCACGCTGACAGCGACCGAGCTCGGGTATGTCGACGGCGTGACGAGCGCGATCCAGACGCAGCTTGACGCCAAGACTGGGCGCACGTCCGCAACTGGGGCGGCGGTGCTTCCGGCGGGGACGACGGCCGAGCGCGACGGTTCGCCGCTTGCTGGATATTTCCGCTTCAACAGCACACTCAATGTGTTTGAGGGCTACAACGGCTCCGCGTGGGGCGGCGTGGGTGGTGCCACGGGCGGTGGCCCGGATCGCGTGTTTTACGAAAACGGCCAGACCGTCACGACAAACTATACCATCACCAACGGCACCAACGCGATGAGCGCAGGGCCTATCACAATCAATTCCGGCGTCACCGTCACGGTGGGCGACGGCGAAGTCTGGACGGTGGTCTGATGTCGAACCTAACCATACGCGGCAATGCTTCCGGCACCGGGACGGTCATCGTCGAAAGCCCGAACACGAACACGAACCGCACGATCAGCCTGCCGGATGCCACCACTACGCTGGTCGGTACCGATGCCACGCAGACGCTGACGAACAAGACGATCAACGGCGGCGCGTTGACGTTGGTGTCTGGGGGTAGCATCACCGGGGCGACAACCGACTTCACGGGTATACCGTCGTGGGTCAAGCGTGTGACTATATTTGTGTCATCTGCTTCCACTAACGGAACGTCAAACAAGCTGCTACAGATCGGCTCGGGTTCTGTGCAAACCACAGGATACGTTTCCTCTTGCCTTAACTGTCGTAATGCGGGGACAGGGGCCGGTAGTGTGTCCACAAACGGGTTCACCGTCGATAACGACAGCAATGCTACATATGTCTATGACGGCACAATCAAGTTGATCAACGCCTCTGGGAATACTTGGTTCATCGACAGTATTCTGTCTGACAATACGGGCATTCGTGGCCCGGTTGGAACTGGACGAGTGACGCTGTCTGGTGCTCTTGATCGTTTTAGGTTTACCACCGTTGGCGGCATCGACACTTACGACAGCGGTTCCTTCACAGTCATGTACGAGGGCTGATCATGAGCACGGTCAAAGCAAACGCATTTGTCGATGGTGCTGGCGGCAACACCGCAACAGTGAATGGCGTCACGGTGGCGCTGTCCTCTCAGGCGCAGGCCGAGGCTGGCACCGACAACACGACCCAGATGACGCCGCTGCGGGTGGCGCAGGCAATTGCCACAGAAGCCGTTGGGCTTGGCCAGACATGGCAAACCGTAACGAGGACTGCAGGTGTCAGCTACCAAAACACGACGGGAAAGCCGATCCAGATCGCCGTTAAGACGGGTGGTTCAGGCTCAGCTGTTCAGGTGTCAGTCGATAACGTTACTTGGATTACGGTCGATGCCAACGACGCCGCCGACTATGGACACTCATCCGCGATCATCCCGCCGAACTATTACTATAGGGTGACGGTGTCCGCCCCGCAGATATTTTCGGAGCTTCGCTGATGCATAGTTTCTTCATCGACGCGAACGGCAACTACTTTGAGGCTATTGAGCCAGTTCCAACTCCAAGCGGGGCCACCGTCGTCCCGCAAAAGCCGGGGCAGTTTTATGACTGGGATGGTCTGGATTGGGTTGCGGTCGCACCTCCGCCCCCGCCCGTCCCGCAATCCATCTCCTTCGCCCAGCTTCTGATCGGTCTCGTGACCGAACAGTGGATAACTGAGGCCGAGGCGGACGCGTGGCTGGCCGGAACACTGCCGTTCGCGATTCTGACTGTCATTGACGGCCTCCCTGTGGAGCAGCAGTTCCCCGCTAAGGTCCGCGCCCTGCGCCCGTCGGAAGTTCTCCGCAGCGACCCGCTGGTGGCCGCCATGGGCACCGCCGCAGGCAAGACCGCCACCGAAATCGACGCCTTCTTCCAGACCTACGCAGGAGTTTAACGTGGCCGACGACCAGCGTTTCGACCGCATCGAAAAGAACCTCGACAAACTCGGAGACAAGATCGACGAGTTGACTAAAGTCGTGACTGCGATGGCGCGGATTGAGGAGCGGATGGTGACGCTGTTTAAGCGCATGGATCGGTACGACGAGGCGCAGTCGGAAATCGACGAGCGCCTTGCTGAAGTCGAGAAGACCTCTACCAAGCGTGGCGTCGTCTACCACATAATCGACAAGGGCTTCTGGCTCATCGTTGGCGCGGGCATGACCTACATCATCAAGACCACTGGTGGCTGACATGCGGCAGTGGGACCAGCGGAGCCTAAAGAACCTGCAAGGCGTTCGCCCCGAGCTCCGCCGAGTCATGGACCGTGCACTGCAGGACGCCCCGTTCCCGTTCATCATCACCGAGGGCCTACGCACCATTGAGCGGCAGCGGGAGCTTGTCCGAATCGGCGCATCGAAGACCCTGAACAGCCGCCACCTGACGGGCCATGCCGTGGACCTCGTGCCTTATGTGGACATCGACAAGGACGGCAAGGTCGAGTCGGAAGAGATGTATGCGTGGCCGCTGTATCACAAGCTGGCTGTCGTGATTAAGGCTGCCGCAGACAAGGAAGACGTCGCCATCGTATGGGGAGGTGATTGGCGGTTCAAGGACGGTCCGCATTGGGAGTTGAGTTGGAAAGCCTATCCTGCATGATCTCTCGGATGACCGCGCCAATTTTCTGCATCTCTGCAAATGAAAACCTATCTCCGCGCGCGAAGTTGCACGGCGCACACGCAGGTGCAACGTTCCCCTTAATGTGGGGGAGCTTGTTGTCTATCCTGTCAAGCCCGCGAGGATTATCCGTTGTTCCACAGTGAACGCACGGTTGAGCGATTAGCGCCATGACTTCATCCGTAGACAGATCGCAGGCGTCTATTCTTTGGTATGCTTTCCGAAGGTAAATGGCCCTCCCCCTGTTCGTTTTCGCGTATTTCTGCGCCAGTGCTTTTTTCTTTTCCCGCTGGTCTACGGTCATGTTTGACCATCGCTCCTTGCGGCGATCTCTTCCCTTTTTCCTGATGGATAGGCATGTTTTGCACTCATAAGATACCCCTAGCGGTCTTGCCGAGTCTCTGTAGAAGAACTCAAGAGTCGCTGGCTTTTCCGTTTTGCAACGAAAGCAAATTCGCGTAATCTGGGTCATGTTGGCGCTACTCCTGAGCAGCCATCATATTGCGTGAGGTGGAAAATGCAAACTCAAACCGTCCACCGCACTGGGAACTGGACCGCCGGGTCTATCCGGCAAAATAGGAGACTGCCATGACTGGTGATCAGATCGCAGGCGTCGTTCGCGCCATCGTTGCCGCCCTCGGCGGGTACTTTGTGGGTCAGGGCGTTACTGACGCCGAAACCGTTGCGACCGTCGGCGGCGCTGCAGCTACGCTGGCTGCCGCGCTATGGTCGATCTACTCCAAGCGCGCCAAAGAATGATCTGGCAGGCGTTTTTCTCCGCCCTCCTGCGGCCGGTTCTTCATGCTCTCTCGCTGGCAACAAGCTGGTTTGGTGGCAGAAGATCGGCGCAGGCTGACATCAAACTGGCCACCGTCGAGCGGTCCCTGAGGGTTGTTCGACGCGCAGAGGAGATCGAGAATGAGGTCGAAGCTCTGGATAGCGAGTCTCTCAAGTCTCGTAGCCGTCGCTGGGTGCGTGGCGTCAACGACAAGTGAGTGCGACTGGACTGAAACGCTATACTACGGCAGCGACAACGTGGTAGACTGGTTGGCAGCGAATGATCCCTCGCTGTTGGCGGGTGTAACGTCGCACAACGAGAAGCGGATGGAGTTCTGCAAATGAAGAAACCGGCTCCGAAGTTCACCCCCTGCCCGGGGTGCCCTGCACCTAAGAAATGCGCTGCCATGGGCAAGTGCATGAAGAAGGCCACCAAGAAGTGACCACGACTAAGATCGCCGAGTTTAGGGGCACGCTCCCACGTGTGGCACCCGAACTACTTCCGGGCACCGCTGCGCAGACTGCGCAGGGCGTTAAACTATACTCCGGCGATCTTATTCCTACCCCGACGCCTGTCGTGGCCGCTGCGGCGAGTCGCACAGGCACGATCCGAACACTCTACGCGCTGCGCGATCCGGTGACTTCCGAACGCAAGTGGCTGACGTGGGCCAATGAGATCGACATCGCCACCCCTGCCGCAGACGAGTTGGGCGAACAACGGTTCTACTACACGGGCGACGGTGCGCCCAAGGTTAGCACCTACGCGATGGCCACTTCTGGTGCAGCGCCGTATCCGTCCGCCGGTGGGTACTACAATCTAGGGCTGCCGCTGCCGACCGCGCAGCCGATCGCTACGCCCACCACGTTCTCGTCCTTGACGTCGGCCTCCTTCGCCCGCGACGGCGGTGGCAACGTCACGCTTACGACAAGTACGGCGCACAATCTCAAAGACGGCGCACTCGCCACCATCTCCGGTTTTTCCTACCGTACGGGTACCTATACTCGGGCCCTGAATACCATCACGGTGACGATTAACAACCACGGTCTGGTAACAGGTACCCGTATCTACATCGAGTTCACGTCTGGTGGTGCGACCACAAACTCTTACACTGTGACCGTTACCGGAACCAACACCTTCACCGTGACTGACACGGTCTCGGGTACGATCGCTTCAAGCAACTGCCGTTGGGACATTCGCGATCTCAACATCACTACGACGGTGACGGTCATCAACCCGACGACGATCACGTACTTCTCCCCCGGGGCGCAGGTGGCTACCACTACCAGTTCCGAAGGCAAGGTTGATCTTGGTGGGTTGGTGCAGGCACGCACCTACCTCTACACGTGGTACACCCCGTGGGACGAGGAGTCGATCGGGTCCGAACCGTCGAGTGCTATCTTCATCAAAGAAGGACAGATCGTCACGATCTCTGGTCTGCCCACTGCCCGCCCGGCGGGCGACAACTTCATCCGTGGCATCAGGCTTTATCGTACCCTAGCTACCACTGCGGACGCGGCGGAGGCTGATTACTTCCGGCTGGCTACCCTGTGGTTCCCGCAGGGCATTGCCTCTGTAAGCCGTACCTCGGGGGTTGTGACACTCAAGTTCTCTGAACAGCACAAGTTCATTAAGGACGACCGGTTCAAACTCTCGGGCTGTAGCGTGGCCGGTTTCGACATCACGGGCGGGGTGGTGGCCACTATCCCAGATCAGTTCACTATAACCTATGCGCAGGCAGGCGCTGATACGGCTACGACCGCTGCCACTGGCACGGTCTACTACGACGTGGCGGAAAACCCCCCGACGGATGCCGCACGGTATTGGGGTGATGGGTCCTACAACTTCACCGACGACTTCAACTACCGCAGCCTGACCACCATACTGGACTCCAGCGAGTTCGACGCACCGCCCGCGGACCTGCAGGGCCTGACGGTTATCCAGAACAACCTGATGGTTGGTTTCACGGGCAACGACGTCTACTTCACAGAACCCAATAGGTTCCATGCGTGGCCGGAGAAGTACAAGATTTCGTTGGAATACAACATCGTCGGGCTGGTGGCGCTGGGCAGCGACCTGCTGGTCATGACTGAAGGGTACCCTTACGTCATCTCGGGGTCTGACCCCGCAGTGCTCTCGGTCAGCCGGTACTCCACTAACTATCCGTGCCTCAGCAAGCGCAGCATCGTCCAGACCGATGTGGGTGTTATGTATTCCACCCATGAGGGGCTGGCCTTGGCCTCTTTCACCGGCGGGGTGCAGATTGTTACGGCCCCGGCGCATAGTCCAGACACGTGGAACGCCGCCCTTGATCCGTCTACTATCACCGCTGTGTTCTATGACAGCCTTTACTTTGGCTCACACAGCACCGGGTCATTCTTCTACCGCCGCAGTCAAGACGGTCAGAATCCGGGCGACTTCATCACCTACAATATCACCTTCACGGCTACATGGTTCGATCCGCTGACCGGGTCGCTTTACTACGTGACCGGCACCGATGGCGATATTGTCCTATGGGATGACCCGGCGCAGCCCAACTCGGACTACACGTGGAAGTCCAAGGTCTTCGTGTCGCAAGAGCCGTTTAATATGGGCGCAGCGCGCGTGGTTGCTGACTACACCGGTGTGACTGTGTCTCCGGTGTGGAGTGAATGGGACTCCACGTGGATTACGGCCGACGTTACGTGGGACGTGGTCGAGCCGGTTACTTTCAAATTGTACGCCAACCGCTCATTGGTCCTGACGACCACGCGTGCCGATAGCGACGTGTTCCGTCTGCCTGCCGGATACAAGACTGACACCTACGAGGTCGAGATTAGCGGTACTGTCCGCGTCCGCGCTGTCCACCTTGGTGAGACACCCACTTCGCTGAAAGGGTCCTGATGACACGCTTTACAGGTATACCCAGTCTGCCGCAGGTCGGCGTAGAGGAATGGCAATACCGCATCCTTAACGCAATGAAGCAGAACATAGAGCTCCTAGTCGGCACTCGTGGCGAACAGGACTCCTCTAGCCGCGCCGTGGTAAAATCTGCTATAACCATCGCGAGTGCACCCGAACCTACGATACGGTCAGTCTCTGCCGTAGGGGCTGGGTTCACAATTAGCGGCGCGCAAGTGCCGTCTCTGGCAGACTACCAAGCGCTGGTGCGCGATGTGCAACTACTAACGAGTGATGTCGCCCAGCTGCGCGCGGCGGTTAACACTCTGATCTCGCAGCTGAGGAGCTGACCATGGCAAAGGGACCAACAACGACCAAGAGTGTCACGGTCAATGGCAGGGTAGTCACTGACCCGCAGAAAGTTGCGCAGATCGAGCGCAACCGGGAAGGCGCTGCACGGTACGCCGTCGATGCGTATCAAAAAGAAGGCACCCCAATCCCCTCCCACCTGAAGGGGACCGTGGAAGCGCAGATCGCCCGGGGCGACTACAGCACCGGACCACGCAACACTGGCGGCACTGGGTCTTTTGGTCTGCCTGACCCGATGTCTGGTGGTAAAATTTCCAGTGTTGCGGGCCTTAGGGTCGGAAGTCAGACAGGTGGCGACACCGGCGGCGGCTCTATGTTTGCCAATCTCACCGGTGGTTACACTGGTTTGACCGATATGATTAACGGCGGCGGTCCGGGGGCGGCCGCACAGCGGCAAGCCCCCACGCCGGGGCCGAACTACTTTGCAGGACTGGGTGCGCCCGGTACCCCCAGCGACGGCGGCAGTTCGACACTGGTTGCGGCTCTTACACCCGAACTACCAGCCGTGGCTACACCCCCCGCCACATCCATCGACAGCGGCAATCAGGGTGAGGACGACGGGCTGAGCGGTGAGGAAGTCAGCCGCCGCAACGCAGAGCGTTCGCGAGTCCCGACCTATGAAGCCGGTGGCTATGTCGGCAAGGGCGGTGTACCGCAGCGTCCGTCCACGGCATCGCTTGATCTGCCACCTGCGCTGGCGCGCATGTTGGCTATGCCCACGCAGTCCTACGCTGCAGGCGGGATGGTTGGCCCGGGCGGTGTGCCCCAGCGGCCGATGACTTCCCCGATGGCTATGAACCTCGCCCAACAGGGCGGAGCCCCGGTGGTTGGTGTCGCTCCTCCCGGTCAGCAGGGACGCCCCCTTAACTTCGCCGCGATCGACCAGCAGGCGCAGCAGTTCATGCAGCAGAACCCGCAGCAGGTGCAGCAGATCAGGGCACAGGTTGAGGAATCCATGGCTTCTGGCGAAGTCGACGCCCAGAGCCTGAACATGTTTGTTCAGATTGCCACGACGGCGCTGCAGAACCCGGAGATGTGGCCGCAGCTGCGGCAGGTGCTGATCCGTCAAGGGATGCTGGATGCCGAGGAGGTCGGCGAAGAGTATGACCAAGGCTTCCTGATCGTGCTCTACATCATCGGTAAGACCATGGGTGGTGGCCAACCCACTACCCCCGCGCCGATGTCGGCCGGGCAGTCGCCGCAGATGTCGATGAAGAAGGGTGGCGCGCTGCCCGCCAAGAGCTCGAACCCGGACGGGTCGATCCCGATCAACGCCCATGAGGGCGAGTACGTCATCCCGGCCGACGTTACCCGCAAACTGGGGACCAACCACTTCGACAAGCTGATTGCCAAGGCGCGCGGCGTGGATATGAACGGTAACGGTGGCAGCACCAGCAGCATGAGCGACGAAGGAGAATCGTAATGGGGTTCCTGTCCAAAATCTGGAAAGGCGTTAAGCGGGTAGTTGGCGCGGTGGCCATGATCGCGGCTCCCTTCATTGCGGCTCCCATCGCGGGTATGATCGGCATCTCTGGCACCATCGGCACGGCGCTTGTGGGTGCTGGCATCGGTGGTCTGGGTGCGGCTGCAGCTGGGGTTAACCCCCTGATCGGTGCGGCGATTGGTGGTCTGGGTGCCGGCATCGGTGCCGCTAGGGCTGCCGGTGGGGCTGGTGGCGGGGGTCTCTTTGGCGGGTTGTTCCGTGGCGCTGCCCCTGCTGCGGGCGCAGCTGGCACTGCTGGTGCTGCGGCTGCTCCTGCCGCCGCCGCTGGTCTTACCACTGCTGCAGCCGCCCCCGCTGCGGGCGGGCTTTTCTCTGGACTTAACCTCGCCAACCTTGCCCCGCTGGCCATGTCCATGTTCGGCAAAGCTCCGCAGGACCTTACCGAGGTCGAGCGGCAGAACCTGTTGGACAACGCCGAGATCGCCGCGACTGAGCGCGGTGTGTTCAACGAGCGTCTGGATGCAGCCCGGTCGTTGCTGCAGCAGGGTGAGGCTAACCCCGAGCAGGCATTTGCCACCGCGCAGATGGCCACCCAGCGCGGACTGCGGGAGCAGGAGCGCACCTCAGGTCTGTCCGAGCGCCCGGGTATGCGTGAAGCTGAGCGCCGTCGCGCTGCCATCGAAGGCGCCCGTGTGGGTACTGCCGCTGTCACTGGCGAACAGGCTCGTGCCGCGCAGGCCACGGCTGCCGGACTCTCGGCGCTGCCGACCAACGTCCCGACCAGCGCGTCGGAGCTCAACAAGACGATCTACGAAGACCTGTACAAGCGTCGGTCCGACTACGCACGTGACTTGGCTGGCGGTTTCGGGCAAATGTACGGTAGCATCGCCTGATAGGAGGCATCCATGGCACAAGTATTCGGCAACCGCGTCCTCGGTGGTATCGGCGCTCCGGGCGGCGGTATGTCGCAGGCTTATGCAGAGGGTGTGGGGCTGCGACTTGACCAGCGTCGGGCCCGGCAGGCCATGGATGAAACTGCGCAAGCCATGCGGATGCGCGACATCGAACTGCAGTGGGCGACTGAGGACCGCGAGGAAGCCAAACGCCAGCGTGCCGCCGCCGCTGCGGCTGCCGCCGCTGCCAGAGCACGTGAGGCGGCTCTATCCAAAGAGTTGCTTGCCACAGTTAGCACCTCCGCACCCGGACTGGCTGTGCCTCCGGGCCAGACCTTCGGCCCCCGTATCTCTGTTGGCGGCCCTACTCCTATGCTCCCGCCCTCCGCAGCACCTGAGGCTGCACCGGCCGCGCCAGCACGTCCCACTACCCCGACCGCAGGTGCCCGCCCGAGTGTGCCCCTTTCGTTCGGTATACGTGGCGGCGGCGGTACCGACGTGGCTCGTGGGGGTCCGGCCGAAGATGTTCTTACGACGGAAACTGCGCCCCCGCGCGCTGGTATTTACCAGCCTCCGCGGGCGCCGGACCGCAGTGGTGGTACCTCGGGGACGTCGTACGATATGGGCCCGTTCTTCAGTAACGTGCGGGAGTTCTTCGGCACGACTGTGAATGTTGGCCCGTCCGGCGAAATCACCACGACTTCTCCGTCTGCACCCGCCGCACCTGCTGCGCCTGTTGCGGCCACAACACCTGCTGCCGCTGTGGCGGCCGCGCAGTACCCGATCGGGCAGTACCCCACCGCGCCGACGGCGCAGCTGTCGTTTGGCCCCCAGTTGGGGGCGATCGAGGCAGACCCGAACGCATCCGTGGCAGCCAAGGTGGAAGCCAATCCTCCGGGGCAGGCGCAGCCCACGCCCAACGCCGAACTGTACATCATGGAGCCCGGACGTCCGGGCCGTGAGTTGCAGCAGGCCATGGACCTGCGCGCACAGTATGTTCAGGCTGCTCAAATCTACGAGAAGTATGGGGACTACGCCGCTGTGCGCGACCTGTACAGCAAAATCCAAGAGTTGGACTCAACGCTCTACTACCTGCAGGGTATGCAGGGCCTGCAGGAACTGCAGTTCAACTCGCCGCAGCGCCTCACCATGGTTCTGAGCGAACAACTCGGCCGCAACATCGGCATCCAACCCAACGCGGAAGGTGGTTACGACATCTACGTCGATGGCCAACTGGCCATGAAGAAGGACGCCGGTGGCGGGGAGAACAGTGTGGGCTACTGGGCCCGGTCGCTGCTTGATACCAACTTCGCGCAGGCCGAGGCCGCACGGGCGGATGAGTACAACAAGCTGCGGTACGAGGCTGAGATCGACGTGGCCAAGCAGACCGCGATCGACGCGAACAAGGCGGCTAATGACGAATGGCTCAAGCGCGTCGACGCCGACATTGCTGCGGAGAAGGCTCTCCTTGATGCCCAACTGAACCCGAACGCCATCGAGCTTCAGGTTGACGAGAACACCTCGGAGGTGCTTGTCTATGACAAGGCCAACCGGCGAATGCTGGGGGTCATCACCAGATTTGACGCGGCCAACCCGGACACACCGCGCAGCCAGCCGACATTCGTCCCAGCGCAGTAACAGGGCCCCACCATGGCAGATCGCGGACTCTCCTTCACTAACCCGCTGTTCGACTCCATGAACGCCGGGTTGCGGGCTCCTGTCGGCATTGCCGCTGGCGCACCGTCTAACTCCATCGGGCTTGGTAACCTTGCCCCCAACCGCGCGGATACTGCGGTGCAAGGGGAACGGGCGGTGCCCGGTGGTACTGCAAGGCGTGCACTACAAGCCCTGTCGGCCCCGCCTGCAACGACTGCGCAGCAGTATTATTACCCCGCGACTGACCAGTTCTATTCCGGTGGTCGGTTGTTCAACCGGGACGATGCGGCGTCTGCGTTTGCAGCGCCTCTTGCAGAAGCGCCGCCGCCCCCGCCGGGTGGCGTGCCGTTGACGGCCGAGTCCTACGGGCGGTACCTGCAGTCGTTTGGTGAGCGCCGGACCACTGGTGAATTGCTGGGGCTGGGTGTTCGGCAGGCGGCCGAGGGGCTTATCGGTGGCGTGGGGGCTGGGCTTGAACTGGCCGGTGCAACTGAGGTTGGCCCCGCCATTCGTGGCTTCGCGCAGGAAGCCTTTGGCCAGACCGAGAACGAACAGTTGCGGTCGGCGCTGATCGCCGAGAACAGCACCATGTGGGAGCGCGTCGTCGACGCCTCCATCCAGAGTGGCCCCACTCTGGTGTCCATCATCGGGACCGGTGGTCTTGTCGGTGCGGGGCTTCGTGCTGTGGGTGCGGGTGCTGCCATGGCTACGGCCGGGGCTACTGCTGGTGCAACTGGTGCCAGCTTCCCCATGCACCTGTCCTCGTTCTACGACGCGGCGGAGCGCAACGGCTTCGACCTAACCGACCCGAAGGTTAAGACCGAGATCGTCGGCGGTGCAGTGGCCAACACGCTTCTGGATACGTTCGGCCCGGGGATGATCTTCTCCACTGCCTTCCGCCGACTGGCAGGCGAGGTTGGTGGGCAGGTCGCTCGTGGTGCACTGAAGAACGCAGCCATTGGCGCTGGTCGCATCGGGTTCACTGAAGCCCTGACGGAAGGTACCCAGACGCTGCTTGAGTCCGTGGTCTTCGACCCGGAAGTGCGGAGCACGCTGGCGGTCAACGATCTCAAGCTACTCGCGCCGATGATCGCGGAGAAATACGGCGAGGACATCCTCGTCTCTATGGGTGCGGGTGCCATCCTTGGTGGTGGTGTCGGTGGTGTGGTCAGCGCACGCGCCACGCCCGGCCCGCAAGAACTCCCGGCTGACAAGCCGGTCGACCTGACCCAGCAAGGGGTTGAGCCTGAAGCCTCAGCTGCGCAGCCTGAAGTCCCAGCCGCAACTGGACCACTTGCGTTGCCGTACATCCCGGGTGCTGAGACTATCGGTGCGCGTCCTGTGGCCCCGATGGGCCCCGAGCAGGTAATTGATCCCAACCGCCCGCTGACACTCCAGCAAGTTGGGCTTATGCGGGGTGCAACTCGGGGCCTGCGCCCCGAAGATCGTGCCGCTGGCAACATCACTGTGCCGAGCGGTGAGCGTGCGGTCACGCTTGAGGGTGAGGTCCTGCCCCCGGAGACCATGGCTGCTGCACCGCAGGCTGCCCGCCTGCGCACCCTTGGCGCTCCGGCTGCTGCACCGCAACTGCCCCCGCCCGGGGCTGGGGCGGCGGACTTCACTGCTGGCCCGGAAGGTGTCGCTCCCACCGGCGCTGCCCCCGCCGCGGCTCCTGCCGCTGCTCCCGTTACTCCGGGCGCACAACTTCGTGTTGGTGCTGCGCCGCGTCCCGGCATCCTGCCCGCTCCCCCGCAGGGGGCTATGGCCGACCGGTTGCGCGCGGCTATGGCTGCAAGGCAGCAGGCCGAAGCAGAGCGGATGGCAGAAACCACTGCGCAGGAGGCTGCGACCCGGGCCGCACAAGAGGTGGCACGGCAGCGTGCCACACAGGTCGAAGAAGCCTACGCACAGCGGGAAGCCCAGCGCGCCACGATGTACAGCGCGGAGCAGCAGGCAGCCTATGACCAGCTGACGGCTGAGCAGAAAGCCTACGTCGACGCCGACACGGTGTGGGAGCAGTTCCGCCCGCAGGATGGCGCCAAGCAGAGTGGTGTCACGCTCCGTGACCTTGCGCCCAAGGCGCAGCGCGAGTGGGTCGCTGCCGTCCAGCGGGGCACCGCTGATCAGGCGTTGTACCAGAAGCTGCGCAACCGCCGCCCGGTGGGCAAGGCAGCCCCTCTCGTGGATGTACCCACGATCCTGCAGGCTGCGCCCGAACCCGAGATCACACCGCCGGAGCCGACGCCGCCCAAGCCCACTGGCAAAGCCAAGGTCCAGCGCAAAGCTGCTGAGCCCAAGGCGCAGGCACCGAAGGAAGTCGTGGTCCAGAAGGGCAAGCCCCGCCCCCGGGCGGAGGCAGTCACTGTCGAGTCGACCAAGCGGTCGCCTCGCGGTGCGGAGCCGCACAGGGTGGTCACGCTGTCAGATGGGCGCGTCATTCGCATCAAGCACACCGGCGACAAGTTCGCCGGTTCGTGGACTTTCCTCAAGACTGGCGACGTTATCGGAGAAGGGATCAAGGCCGACGATGCGGCCGCGCGCGTGGCGGAACTCGCCTCGCAGGGTCAACTCTCCGATGCCGTCGTAGATACTGAGCAGGAAGCGGCGGCTGAGCCGACCAAACTGAGCGTGGTCGAAGAACTTGAGGCCGACATCAACGACTTCATCACGGTGCTTGAGTCCTCCACGGATAAGCTCGACCGCCGCGCTGCGATCAGTGGGTTGCAGGACGCCCTGATCGACCCATCCATGACACCTGAACTCCGGGCCCGGGTGAAGGACTACCTCGCTGAACTGGGCCCCGAGGTTGCGGCCGGTGACCTGAACGCCAAGACCGACGTCAACACTGCCACTGCGCAGCTGACGCTTATGATCGAAGACTTCAACGCTGCCCCCGGCGATGTCACCCGCACGTGGCAAGATCAGTTCCGTCGTCTGGTTGCTGCGGTGCGCAAGGAAGACCCGGGTGCTCGCTTCGGAGATCGTGGCCTGCTGACCTTCGCCAAGGCCAACGGTGATCCTAACTTCGCGCGAGTGGATGGGGTGCGGCAGATCGTCGGTGCCCCCGGCGGCTTCTCTCTGGCCACATGGAACACCCTCGACGGTGCTGTGGACCTTGACGGCAGGCCGGTCACCCCGGTTGCACCCGGTCGCGTGCAGCTTCTGGTGCGCAACTTCGCAGCAAAGCTGGCGCGGGCACCCAAGATCACCGTCGTTCGCAACCAAGCTGACCTCAAGGCTAAGAACCCGCAGCTTTACGCCCGGGCAGTGGCAGCCCGCCCGCAGGGTGACTTCGATACTGCAGCCGCCATGGGATACTCCTTTGGTGATGGGCAAGTCATCATCTTCTCCGACCGGATCGGGACGGAACAACAGCTTCGCTTCGTCCTTGCCCACGAGACGCTGGGCCACTACGGCCTGCGTGGCATCATGCCGGGTCCGAAGTTCGACGCTCTGATGGAGGCGTTGTACACAGGTGACAGTCGCGTCCAGCGTGCAGCCGACGCCGCTATGGCGGTCCGGCCGGGCATGTCCCGGGCCGAGGCCGTGGAAGAATACTTGTCGGACTACGCCGCTGCGCTGGAGACGAGCATCGTCGCCCGCATCTGGAACGCCATCAAGGGTGCGCTCAACAAGCTGGGCATCACCACTGGCGACGAGATGGTGCGCTACCTCCTAGACCAAGCCCGCCGGTACGCGCGTGATGGTAAGGGTGTGACCTTCGATGCCGAGGCCGTGGGCCGACGTCTCCATAATGTGGAAACCTCTGGCGACACCGGCCGGTTCTCCACGGGTAAATCTCTGCGGGACGTCAACATCGAAGTGGCCCTCTTGCGTGACACGTTGGGCGCGAACCCGACATCGTTTACAGAGGCTTGGGACTTCCTAAAGGCGCGCGGCATCAACACAATCGACGGCTTCGACCGCTTCAAGGCGCAGTTCCTCAGTCTGTCTTACTTCCGTTCGCGCATTAACCCCGGCTCCATGGCCGTGGAGGAGAAGTTGAAACTTGCGCGCGACATCTCGATGTCGACAAAACGGAAGTACGACGAACTCATGCGCGTCGCACTTAGCCGCGCCGTGTACGGTACCCTCGGCGGTATCTCCAATGCCCAGCGCAGTACCGTCAGTAGTATGCTCATCGCTGGCCTGCGGCGTGGGGCTGCGGACTATGCCAAAGTAGGCGGCGACCTTGGTCGTGTGCCGCTGTTCCGTATTGACGGTAACCGTCTCGTCCCCGACACGGAAGAGATCGCGCGGCTCCAGAGTAACGGTACTCGTTCGCTTGCGGATATGCGCGATGGCTTCGACTACAATGTCGAGTTCGAGGAGGGTGGCAAGACTGTAAGGAAGACGGAGCGGTTCCCGGGCATCAAAGGACTAACCGAGACAAGCATCGAGTGGCGTAGCTACAAATCCATTCGCGCCGCTATGGATGGTGTCGAACTCGAACTCCTCAAGGCGCACTACCAAAGTCTGATTGACAATCGGGACCTCATGTTCCGCAAGCTGGCGCAGTCCGTACCGGACCGAGAACTTAATGCCGACGAGCGGGCGGCACTGGTCAAGCTGGCCGAAACATACTCTTCCATGTACACCGCCAACGTTACCATCGGCAAAAATGGTGGCGCGGAGTTGGACTCCGACTACCAAACTTACGCGAACGACATCCTGCGTGCTGCTAACTTTGCACTTATCGGGGAGACTGAAGACCGCTTCGACGCACTGCGAACGCTCCTCACCACCGAGCGCAACTTCCTGCTGGAGGCAAAAGACGGCGGGACCGCAAAGGTCCGCAGGTCAATCCCTGCGGCTATGGAAGCCCAACTTGCCGACGACCTCATCGCCAAACTCAAAGCGTTCCGGAAACGGCTTGACTTGAGCAACGACAAGTTCGCTGTGCAGGACAAGGTCAAGCAGATTGTTACTGCGGAGATCGCCAACCAAGACGCAGACAGTTACACCAAGCGCACGCTGTTCACAGGTTATGTGCCCATCCTGCGTGAGGGTCGTTTCCAGATGCGTGTCGAGGTTATAGTCGATGGCAAACCGGTGCAGGTCAAAGACGCATACAGGGAGCAACTGGTGTACTCCCAGTTCGACTCGCTGTCGGAAGCGGTCGAGATGTCCGACAAAGCCAACTCGGCGTTCGGGAAACAGCCATTCGAGGTCATGTACTACAGCGAGGCCAAGCAAGAATACGTTCTGGGCAACGCCACTTTGCGGGCTGTACCCGAGACCGCACTGGAGACCGTAGCCGCTCCGCCCGAGCTCAACCTCAACGAGTTCCTACGCGGTATCCGGCAGTTCGACATCAACCTGACACCGCAGAAGTTGGAGCAACTCATCGTGGCTCTGACGCAGCAGAACAGTTCGGCGCGTAACCGTCTTATGCGCGCCTTCACACCCGGCGCTGACCCCGACGCGATCATGGCAGTGTCGCGTCACATCGAAAGTCGTGCGTCTACCATCGCCAAAGTGGCTACCCGGGTCGGGCTGTCTGAACTCATGGACCGTAGTATGAAGTCCACGAGGGAGTTGTGGAACGCTGAACTCAAGGACCCGCAGACGGGGCGTGACTGGCTGGAAACCCTGAAGGCCCGCGCCGACAGCATGGCTGCCGACTCCACCGTATCCCGCGCGGCCAAGGACGATGCGCGGCGTGAGTACGAAGCCTACGCCTACATGGTAAAAGAGACCCGGGGCGGTCCGGCCAACAAGGCCAATCAACTCTACGGCGAGGCTGCCAAGACCCTCACCTTCTTGGAGGGGAACAAGAACATCGACGAGTCTGATTTCGGTGCCAAGCCTTGGGTATCCTCGGTCCGCGCCATCACAGCCATTGTCCAACTAGGTGGCTCTGTGGCCACCGGGGCCATGAACTTTCTGGCGCTGCAAACTAACGTCGTACCTTACCTAGCGACGTACAACAGCAAGACCGCGTTCGGTGGCGGCTTCGGCCTCGGCAACGTCAACCGGGAAATGCTACGTGCTGCTGCAAATGTCGGCGGGCCGAGCATAACCAACTCGAAGTTTGACACTGCGGAGTTCTTTGCCGACGTCGAAGTGAGTAAAGCCCTGCAGAAACAGTATGGGCTATCGGCGAACGACGCGCGCTTCCTGAAAGAGGGCATCCTAGACGGTAAGTTGACACCGGCGCAGACCAACTCGATGGTCGGGACAGCACGCGGGCGCGTCACGCGCGGCGCCACGCAGAAGTTCGTCGACGCATGGATGTGGACCTTCAACGTCACGGAGCGGGCATCCCGCCAGACAGCCGGTCTCGCGGCATACAGACTGGAATACGCAAGACAACGCGCTACCGGCAGGACCGATGCCGAGGCCCATGATCAGGCTGTAGCGTTCGCGTTCCAAGCGTTGGACTACACGCTCGGTGACTACGCAGTCATGACCCGCCCGCCAGCATGGCGCTCGGGCATCCAGTCGTTTGCCTATATGTACAAGGTGTTCATCACCACCTCCGTGCAACTCCTCGCCAACATGGACCGCAAAGGTCAGGCGTACATGCTTGGATCGCTGTTCCTACTTACAGGTCTGACCGGTCTGCCCTTCGCCGAGGACCTCGAAGACGTTGCCGATACGATCGCGCAGCTGCTCAAGATACCCGGGTGGCAAGGCGCGCGCTATGAAGCCGCCATGATGATCGACGAGGTGTTCCCCGGTATGTCGCCGCAAATCTTGGGCGGGTTCGTGAACCAGTTCGTACCCGGCGACATCGCTGCCAAGACGTCGCTTGGGAATATGCTCCCGGGGACCAACCTTGGTATTGCTGGAACAGACCCGTGGCGGTCTGCTATGGAAATCTTCGGCCCAGCGGCTGGCATGATTGGGTCCACTGTGACATTCGCCAAAGACGCAATCCGCGCCCCGTTCACGGCCACCGTAGACGCGGTGGATGTGGCACGAGAGGCCCCCGTCACAATGGTACGGGCTGCCGCTGATGCCTACACGTATCTGCAGAACGGCGCGATAGTCGATCGCCGCGGTTACACGGTGTCGCCCGACATGAGCCTCGGCATCATCATAGCCCGAATACTGGGCTTCTACCCGAAGGTAGCATCGCAACGGTACGAGATGATCGGGATGGCCAAACTCATTACAGACTACCGGCGGGAGCAGGTCACCGCCTATAGGACTGGGTGGATTCGTGCCATGCAGGAAGGCGACACGGCTCGGGCTAGGGAGATCGAGCAGGAAGTCGAGGAATGGAACCGCGGGGCCCGAGGCACCGGGCTGGAGATCAACAACTTCGTGAAGAACTCGCGCCGGGCACTGAAAGAGGCAGACCGTCCGGCTATGGATCGAACGCTGAGGTCCGCGCCGGAGACTGCCCGACAAGACCTGCAGCGTATGATCAACCTGATGTCGCAGAACTAGCGTATCACGCGCAGCTGCCCGAGGGTCAGGCTGTCGGGTGCGCTGCCGTCGTTGTCCAGCAGGTCCTTGAGCCGGTCGTGCGCGAGGTTGATCCCGACCACGTAGGTCTGTGGCAGTCGCAGTTCCGGCAGGTTCCGGCCGAGCATGGCCTTCTTCGAGGTGGGCGTGGCGTCGATGCTCTCCGCTTCAAGGGTGTCGGTGAACTTCTTCCAGTCGCCACCACGGCTGGCCATCCACTTGCGGAAGTGGGTCTTGTCGAGCAGCAGGATACCACGGTCGTTCTTGGCTGCGGCACTCTTGCGGTACAGATCGAACCGCACTCGCACCTCGCCGCGCGGCAGGCGCGTCTCGTCGTAGATGGCATTGGGGTTGTTGTCCACATGCGTGACCGCCACGGTGGCAGAGCGCATCTCGTTCAGGTACTCGGACAGCAGGTCGAACTCGTCCAGCTTCGCTGCGCTGATGCTGCGCCGCACCATCCCTGCTTGAACCAAGGCGAACTCCGTGGCCTTAGTGTAGTCGTAATCGACCCAGCCATTCTCGACGGCGATCTTGTTCATCAGGTCAGCCAGTACGATCATGACTTCCCAGTACCGCTCCTCGCCACTGAACCGAACCTTGTACTTCTTCTCGAAGGCGACCATGTGGTCGGCGATCACCTTGGTGGCAGCGACCTCACCTATACCCACCAGCCACTCCAGTACCCACACTCCGACATGACCGTAGTTGCGGGTGATCGTATTGTAGAACTTGCGCCCCACATCGGTGCTCTTGGTGAACAGGTCCGAACTATCCAGCGAGAGTTCCAGCATCCGGGCCATCTGCGCGTCTGTCTCGAACGTGGCTGCCAAGAGTTTGCCGCCCATGGGGCGGTTGGTCGAGAGGGTCACTGGCGCCGCCCACGTGCGTGGGTCACGCTCCTCCACTCTGGCATTGAGCCGGCTCTTGTCCCGGCCCTGCGTGACGCCGTAGATGAAGTCGCCGACCTCCTTGTCGGGCATCATGGTCGTCTCGTCGATCGTCATGGGTAGGTTGCTGTAGAACGAGAGGCGCATGAACAGCGCGTTCTGGGTGTACTTGGACTGGTAGTGGAGTTCGACAGGGTTGCCCCACACAGACTGCATCGCCAGCTGGGCCAGTGACTTGCCGCTACCCGTCGGTCCGTAGAGTGACAGCACACCACCCTTGAGGCCGGTGAACTGGTAGAGGGGGGCCGACATCGACACGCCCATGGCGAATATGTGTGCGTTCAGCCCGGCCACATCCATCAGCTTGGTGATCTTGAGCCACTTCTCGTGGTCACCCTTGGTCCCGTACATCCCGTTGCTGACACGCTGCACCGCGGACGACAGCACAACATCCTCGATAACGACCTGCCCTTGTTCATCCTTGCGCACCTGCTTCTCGCCGAGCACGAAGACGGTGTTGTCTTCCTTCCACCCCAGCGTGGTGTACAGGTTGGTAGTTGTTCTGAGCCTGCGGAGTTCATCCATGTAGGAGCGAAGCATTAGCTGGAACCTCTCGGTTAGACCCTTGTGCGGGAGCACGATCCCTTGGTCAGCGATGGCGGTGGGGAACTCCCGGTTCCCGTCGGCGAGGTAGGCTTGCCGGAACTTCAGTTCCTGCCAGCCCTTGTGTGGGCGCTTCCAGTGGTACCTGACCACCTCGTAGCCGAGGGCTTCATCCCGCCCGTAGCTGATGGGGTACATGTCAAACGGCACCACCTCGATGTCGGTGTCGTCGATGGTCTGGGCAAGTCCGCCAGCCTTGGTGCGCTTGAACCCTTTGGGCAGCGGCACTTCATGAGCGACCGTGTCCAGCACATCTTCTGCGGGGCCCTCGGCCTCGGCCAACTGTCGGCCGATCTGGGCGGGGCTGGTTATCTTACCAGAGAACGGGCACTTGCTGCACCCACTATTGCGCAGGTCCTTGAACTTCTTACAGGTGGTGGGGCCAGTGGCCTGCCGCTTCCACTGCTCGATCTTGAGGACGGTCTTGCTGTAGTCGAAGTCCGGGTGCTGGTCTGACCAAGCTACCGCTACCGCCTCGGCGTCGTCACAGAACGCAGCGACACCCATCAGCGCATACCAGAAGGGCTCGTCCACCTCATGCTGGTTGGTCGCCGCCCAACGCACCTGCCCGCAGCCTGCCAACACCTTGTCCGCACGGGCGGGTTCATACTCCTGCCCACTGGAAAGTGCAGCCGTCAGGCTCGACGGTGCTGCCTTGGCGAAGCCACGGGGTGCAGGCATCCGCTTGATGTAGGACGACAGGATGGAGCGCAGCGTGGCCGGATCGTAGTCCGGGCAGTCCTTGATGAGTGCGACCTCGACCCCGTTCTTAGGGTTGTGAGTGCCCACCGGGCGCAGCACTCGGGCGCTGTCGGCTGTGACAGCAGGGTCGATCTCGAACTCATGGTGCTTGGCGCACTCCTTCAGCCCGTCCGCCAGAGGCTGCCAGTCCATTGGAGACAGCGCCTCAGTCATTGGCCAGTACACGTGCAGACCACGGCCAGAGTTCACAACCATGGGGGCAGGCATACCGCTTGCCTTGAGGAACGCCTTGAGCGCCTTGGCACCCTCCCGCTGGTCGGCGAAGGGCTTGTCTTCACCGCAGTCGATGTCGATGAGGAGTGACTTGGTCTTGTGGACGTTGGCCTGCTTCCGGTTCCCAGCTTCCACGAACGACGACAATGCGTAGTAGACGTTGCCACCTGCGATGTCGATCCGAATCACTGCGTTGGCCAGCGCATCTACGGTCTCGTATGACTTCTGTGCACGGCGATCCGGGTTGATAACGGTTGCTACTAAATATCCCTCGTCGGGCAGAACTCTGCCCAGAAACTCGACTGTGTCCATATCCCTACCCTGCTCTATGGAATGGGGGCTCTAGCCCCCAATCTTACACCACGCGGATAAGTTT